TTTAAGAAACTTTAATATAGATGCGTTAAAGGTTAGAAAACTTATTTTACGAGGGCATTTGGCTTTACAGCCATTTCCTCTCCTAAAATCTAGCCCTAATACCGGGAAATTTAACCCAGATCAGGAGTTCATCGGATCGCCTCCTACAGGAGAAGGATATCCGAAACCTCTTAACATTCATCCGGAGACGGGTAAGTGGTTGGTGGGTATTTCAACCCACCCTTTCGCACTATACCAAAGTATTTATTCGTTATTCACGGATAAAACTTTGTCTGGTGTTGCTAGATACTTCCTAGAGTTGACTCATCCGAGTCATGCTTTACGGGCAGTAGTCGATGCGGTCTTAAGAGTACCGAGACTAACTGGACCCAGCGGTTTATTTGCCGTATGGACAACGAATCTTGGGAAGCTAAGTATTAAAGAAGAGGCAGCTGGAAAGATGCGAATATTCGCTATGGTGGATGCGTTTACGCAATGGTCTTGTCGACCACTCCACGATGGAATATTCTACAGTATACTAAAGTATATACCGCAGGATGGGACATTTGATCAAATGGCCCCGGTAAACTTATTACTAAGTTTAAAACCGAAGTATCTTGCGTCTTTTGACCTAAAGGCAGCTACCGATAGAATTCCACTAGAGCCGCAGACTAACTTAATAGCTGGGTTAATGGGTAGAGAGTACTCGGTCACCTGGGGTAACCTACTGACTGGACGGACTTATTGGCTGAAACAGCCTTTTGTACCGTCGCAACCTCTTAACTACGCCGTAGGGCAACCTATGGGTGCTTTAAGTTCTTGGCCTTCTCTTGCGCTTATCCATCACTTTATAGTGCAGTTTTGCGCTTATAAAGTGTATGGAACCCTAAGATGGTTTACACTGTATGCCGTACTTGGGGATGACATTGTTATCGGCGACAGAATGGTTGCCAAAGAGTATAAGGCAATCATGTCTAGATTGGGGGTCGTAATTGGCCTCGCCAAATCAATAATCTCACCCTCAGGATCCACTCTTGAATTTGCTAAACGAACTATCCACAACAGTGTGGATACCAGCCCGGTTCCTTTAAAAGAACTGCAAGCAGTATTCAGATCACCTAGTGCTCTGGTTGCGTTTAGTAGAAAGTATAATCTTAGCTTTACTGCACTTGCAAAAGTGCTTGGCTTTGGTTATAGGGTTCTTGGAGGTCTTAATAGACCCTTCAATTCCTTGAATGGAAAACTGAAAATGGTCATCTTTGCCATTAATACTCC